ATATTGGTAGTGCCTCTGCCTTCCAAGCAGAAGGGGTGAGTTCGATTCTCATCATCCGCTCCAAGTCTCCATGGTCTAGGGGCCTAGGACTCCACCCTTTCACGGTGGCAACACGGGTTCGAATCCCGTTGGAGATACTGGGAAGTATGGCAGAGTGGTCGAATGCAACGGTTTGCTAAATCGTAGATCGAAAGATCCACAGGTTCGAATCCTGTTACTTCCGCCACACCTCTGTAGTTCAGTGGACAGAACGATGGACTTCTAAGCCATGCGTCGCAAGTTCGATTCTTGCCAGGGGTACCAAATTGTAGTGTATAATAACTAAATGGAAAAAGTAACATGTAATGAGTTGTGGCGAGAATGGATGGTGGGATACTCAGAAGATCCAAGAGTTCTTGCTGGTAGAGAAAAAATATCTAAGTACTCTAAAGAGGATTGGGAAACCATGTCTGAAGAAGCAACAGAAATAACAAATTCTCTTGGAGAACTGGTGCAAAATAATGTTTCAGTTAAAAGCAAACTTGCAGAAGATAGGTTTGATAGTCTTGTTGCTCATTGCGATAAATGGTTTTTTGAAACAGATAAAAGATCTATTTTTAATGTTGCCGTTTTATCTTCATCTGATGAAAAGTATATAAAGTTTTTTGATCAATTTTATCCTGGATTAGCAAAATACATAAGTAAACTTTTTATGACATACATAAACAAACTTCCAGACTAAATTTATTTTTTAGGATGCTTTGCTTCGTATGGTGCGATCTTAGACTTAATACGACCATCTTTATACAGTCTTACAATCCAACCATCTTTAATCTGAATAGGATTAAACGCTGATGCTTTTTTCTTTGGCATTATAGTGAGTGTTTTTCTGTTTGTACCTTTGTGTAATCCTTGCCGAAATCAGCAAACAATGCCTTATCCTTTTCACGATTAACAATTCCTCTTGACCAAGAGAATCCTGCGTCTCCACCCCATGCTAACCACATTATGTATCCATTAGAAGGATTTGCTGAGTTACCCCAGTCCTTACCCTTCTTATCTACTTCATGGCGTGAGAAGTATGAGTACATTCTCTTAACAGTACTAAGAGATAGTGATTCACCTCTTGCTAACTGCCCTGCTCTAGTCCATCCAACCGAAGTTCCTGCACCATTAGCCTTACCATCTTCCTTAAACTTAATTGCTCTACGAGCAGCAGATCTTGCTCCTGCTGGTGGTGAGTAACCTTCAGCCTTTGATACTGAGTCTGTGTCATATTCAACTGTGTCATCATCTTCAAATAAATCGTCTGCTTTTGCAGCAGGTACGCAGTTAGGAACTGGTTTACCATTTGCTCCTGGCTTCATTCCTCGTTGAACATAACCATCCCAACAAGGTGCTTGCTTATTTACATTGGCGCAACAATCTGATTTCATTTCTCCAGACTGACACTGAGGACATTCCTCACATGTTACATCTAATTCTTTACACATTGGACAACCACAGCCGTCATATGCTTTACCAATAGATGCGTCATACATTGCCATTGCAACTTCTGAATCTTCTGGCTCTTGTGGAAGAGGATCAATTGCAACTATTAGTGACATCATGCATCCCGTATATAGATTGGTTGCTTCCCAGTATCCGTTTTCTTCTTGTTCGAATAATTGAATTAATACCGCTGGATTTTCTGGTGTTGCTTCAAGAGAATACTCTCCTCCTGGAACACCAAGCATTCCTTCACGCATTACATGAACTACCTGGCCAATATGGACCTCTTCATCAGATCCATGGGCTGTCATTGCAAAATCGCCTTCTTTTAGCATATAACCATTATATCATGACTTAAGACTGAGTGATCTCTAAGTCTTCAGAGAGCGCTAGGCTTAGTGAGTGTCTTGGGCCTATAGATTCAACGCTATGGTGCAATCCTGTTGGAATGTATGCTAAGTCACCTGGATTCACAATAACTGCATCCGTCAAAATCTTTGAATCATCAAAAAGTTTCCAAAGAGTTTGCCCATTTCCTTGCACATAGAATCTTTCTTGTGCATCAAAATGAACCCTAGGAGCCCACTCTCTTGTAGACGCATCATCCAATCCATAGTCTTTAATTACCATGCCGTTTGGAATTTTTGTAGGATTTTCTTCATTAACTTTATTGCGTAAACTTAAAAAATCCACATCATCAAGAGTGTTATTGTTTCTGCTAAAAAGGTGAACTATGATCATACCAAAAAGTAGATCACCATTATGAACCTTAGAAATACTATCTAGTGTATCTCTATAGCACTGAGAAATAAGTTCTAAATTTTCTACCTGAAATGCTCCGAAAGAGTTATACATTACCTCTTCATCTGATGCATATACATTTTCTATGTCTGACCAACTAGGAAAATTTGGAAGGAAGCCTCTAACTATGTGAATTTTTTTTTGCTTTGAGGCTAAAATCAAATCTTCTTTTTTAAGACTATTCATAAATAAATTATAGCATATCATTTGCCGTTGAGACGACTATGAGTTCTTATTCTATGGCAGTTGGCACAAACTACCTCACACTTTTCAATCTCTTTCTTAATATCCTTCCAAGAGAAACCATCGTGGATCATTCTAGAGACATTGTATTTCTTGTCTCTTATATGGTCAAAGTCTAATATAATATGATTATTAATTCCGCAGTCTACACAGCCAGAATCCTCTTTTATCTTAGCAAGCATCTTCTTATACTGCTGCTTATTATAATGGTCCAACTCTTTGTCAGTCATTGATATTATTATACCGCCAAATGTTAGGTCCCACACAAGCAATTCACCTGACTTGCGCCACGGTCTCTATCCAATGGGTAACTAATCCATCACTAAGGTCCTGTGTGGGACAATTATATTGTAGCATAGGAAATGAGCAGTTTATAGACGACTGCTCAGGTCTATCAGCCACGAAGATTCGACTTCTGCCAACTCTCCACTCATAGGAGCATCCGTTGTAAAACCTTTTATAGTTTCATAGCGGAATGTTTACTATTATACTACTGAATTTCAATAGTTTTTGGTAGTTTATCTTCTGGGATCTGCTTTTCAAGTTTGATATCTAGGATACCATCCTTGAATTCAGCCCCAACAACTTCGACAAACTCAGGAAGAGTGAAGATATCAGCGAATTTGCGAGCAGCAATTCCCTTGTGTAGATACTCTGCACCCTCTGGTAACTCAGCATCCTGCTTCTCGCCCTTGATTGTAAGTTTGCGATTGTCTAGCGATACTGAGACATCATCCTTAGAGAACCCAGCCAAAGCAAATGAAAGAATATACTCTTTATCATTTAGTTTGATTTGATTATAAGGTGGATAGTTTGTTGTTGTTGTTACCTTCTGTAGGTTTGAGAAGGTGTTGAAAAATGGATCATTAAAAAGATCCAGTGCTGTTTTTACCATGTTATTCCCCTTTCAAGCGAATAAGTTAATTTACCCCCCATTTGGGCAGGTATCAATATTATAGCATAGAAAAACAGGCCAGTCAAATACCCTGGCCTGCTAATCTATTTTATTACTTCTTTGCTGCTGCCTTCTTCGCAGGAGCCTTCTTTGCTGCCTTCTTGACAACCTTGGCAGTCTTTACTGCTGTATCGACCTCTTCGACTGATGGCAACTTACCGAATGCCTTGTCGTTAGGGTTGACCGCTCTCAATGCCACTGGCACAATTGCACCAAGCAGTGAGTAAGCAAGTGTCTGCGGATCAGTTACGCCTGAAGCGTAAAGAGCAATTGCTGCACCAAGAACTGATCGTCCATATGAAGCAAGTGCTGCCTTGATCTGTGAGTTTGTTTCGTTGTGATGTGTCATTTTATTCCTCCTAGGATATTGCGTTTGTTAGTACTGTGAAGCCAATCCATAAACCAATAATTCCTGCGACTCCCGCAAAAACTGGTGGTGCTGGTACTGGCAATTTGAATGCTGCGAACACGACACCGCATCCAAAACCTGTTAGTGTTGATAAAATAATGTCTTTCATCTATAGTTCCTATCTATTAGTTCTTTATAATGATTTAAACAAACATCAACGATTGATGTTTCTGTAGCATATATCTTTTCTGCTTCAAGTTTACAATCAGAAACATTACATGAATAGAATGCATCATATGCACGATCTTCATATGGCTTAAAAGTTATCACCTAGTAAGTCCCAACTCTGGTCTTTCAATACTGGATCCAGCAAACTTAAACCACTTTGTAGCAGAATATCTTTCTTTACCAGTATTCTGCAGCACTTCGTGCCAGTAATCTGCATTGCTAGGGAAAGTAATAAAACTATTAGACTTTGGCTTTATCTTTATATTATGGTCCATAAAGTTTATTTCTCCGCCGTCATAGTCGTCATTAATATAGTATATTACTGCAAAATCTCCTGCTGTATCTGCATGCTCGTTCATCTTGTAGCCCTCATCAAACCTAACTAGAGGAACCTCCCCATTGTTAAAAGGATAAAGTTCTACATTATAAAGTTCTATACATTTTTGATAAGCAAAAACAAAAACCTTATCCAGTATATCAATAATCTCTTTTGACATTGCTTTCGGTGGTAAAACTTTAACTCCCCAGGGTTGAATCTTCCAAGAGTCAACACCTTCCACATACTCTACAAGTTGTTTGTGATCTTCTATAGATAAAACATTTTCTTCAATTTTTATATTCTCTATAGAACTTCCTAGTCGTGATTCGTTCATTGGTCTCCATACCATTCACTTTTTTTAGAAAATGTAGATCCAGTAAACTGAAACCACATAGCAGAACTGTATCTATCTTTACCAACAGTTTCACATACCTCATGAACATAGTTCTCATTACCAGGGAAAATAATAAGACTATTGGCCTTTGGTTTAATTTTTAAGTTGTGCTCTGTGAAATTAATTTCCCCGCCAGTATAGTCATCGTTTATATAATATACTGATGCAATATGATTTTGTTCTGCTGACAAAGTATCTACATGTGGCTCTAAATGAGAACCATCAAAAAACTTTACTAAATGTAATGCAGACCTTCTAAAATTATTAATCTTTACATCGTAAACATCTATAGCCTTTTTATAAACAAGTTCAAATATGCTGTTTAACATTTCAATAATTTCTTTAGGCAAGTCTTGCGATTCAACAATTGAACTTACCCATGGCTGTTTTACCCAACCATCAGTACTTCGTGCGTAATCAAGAATTAGACTGTGATCTTGCGGGGACAACACATTTTCTATATATATTATATTGTCTACAGAATCACCTATCTTTGCAACATTTGCTAAATAAATTTCATCTTTTTCAGAAGGGTCATTAATCATGTATCTATTTTACCATAGTCGTCTGGTAGCAATTTCTTTAGTTCTTTGTAAGCCCCAGATATTTTCTTCATAGAATAGTAGTGTGGGTAGGCTGTGCCGACTATGCCATATTCATCAAAGTATGATATTTCTGGCTCAATATCATTGATAAACTTGTTTAGTGATGCCTGAACCTCATCTATATAGGTGTAGGCCCAGTCACGAGAATCTGAAACAAATTTTAAAAAATCATCATCTGCCTTTTGTTTATCTGTTTTGTTATTCTCTTGCTGCTCTGCCTGCAGCATAATAAACTCTATCGTTTGAGCGACCATCTTTATATTTTTTTTCTTTTGGTTATAAAAAAGAAAAGCAAAAATGGTTGATACTGCTGATAGGATCATTATCAGTATTGGCTGAATCACTGTTCTTTACCACCCTCTCTAACCAAAAGCACGATTGCACCGTTGTCTTCTAATGCTTTTTTGGAACGAATCATGTACTCAACTGCACGAACCTTGTCTTCTCCAGTCAAACTCATAAAGTGTGGCTCACTAGCCCTTAAAGTAATAAAGTTATCATTGTCAATTACTTCAAGGGCAAACCCAGGTGGACAAAAATGTTTTACTGAACTAAAAGCCCTTCTCATTTGATCTGTATACATTACTCTTCTCTCTTCCAGTGTATAAATGATTTAATATATACCGCTGCATATGCTACTGCCATAGCAATAAATCCATACTGGTTTGTGGCCAAAGCATAGGCAATCCACAAGCATTCATTAACACACAAGATAAGCCATCCCCAGATAGTCTTACGACCAACAAGGAAAATTCCAGTAACACCAATTAACGCAAGTATCCATGACCACATAATTTTACTCCATTGTTAGAGACTGCCAGGTTTTACCCCAGTCGCTCTTGCTCTTATGACTTGAAAACTCTTTAGATACTTCACCATTCTCTAGGTATACCCCGCCCCAGACACCCCACTCTTTGCCAGATATACCAACAGAAAAGCACTCTTTTCTTACTGGACACGAAGAGCACAATTCGTCAATTGCTGGCCTTAAAAGTTCATCGTCTTCATACTTTTCAAAAAACAAGTTTGTATCATAGTCTAAACAGACGGCATCGTCTTTCCATTTAAATTTATTCATTTAGATCACATACTTATCAGGAATTTCCCAACCTTGGGTAGAAGGAACAAACTCTTTTTTCATTTGCCACTTGTTGTTTTTGTATATTCCAAACTTTGAAAAGTATGCCTTTTCTGATGGGAATGTCTCAACTACTGTCCATCCATCCCAAGATAGTTGTCTATTCTTGCTAACTATTGATTCCATAGTTTCTAAAGAATTAATTAATTTCATAATTGTTCCGTTCTGTTTGTGTGCAAAAGCACATGATTATGTCCACCATGTTAAAAGTTATATACATTAGTGTTTATATTATTTAGTTTTGATACATGTACAATCTTAGACACTGGCTCTTTTGGATTAGACAAAAAAGCAAAGTGATCTATTTCAGATATGTTTTCTTCTAGCCACTGAGGAGAAACTTTAAAGAACTTAATGTTTTTGCCTCTCGACTTCATTCCTTTTTCAGATAAATTTGCAAACTCCATTGACATCATGTTGATATTGTTTGGTCCTGCAGAATATATATAAAAGTCTTTGTCATTTTCTAACAACTCAGAAAGGGCAACAGCCATAGATCTAAGGAAAATCTGGTAGTTATCAAAACTACTCGTCCCTTGGACTCCTACTATCATCTTCAATCCCTTCTCTTAGTTTATCCATTATAAATAACATCTTATCTAATTGTACCTTATCCATATGTATTGTGTCAACTTGTTCTGCTGCTTCCTTGTCAATAAGTTCATTTACTAGAGGTGCTTTATAAAAAATGTTATCCTTGATCCAATAGGCATCGTTATCAAAAATAATAACTTTTATATTGGTTCTATCATGATGAAGTTTTGATTGTGTCCTAACTTTTATCTTTCTAGAATTCCTTCGTCTATTACTATACCTATACTGCAACATTGACTGACTTATAATAGGCTGCCTATTATTCTTTATACTGTTTTTCAGGATGAATATATAAACAAGCAAAAAGACAACAATAGTTGTTCCAATAGCCCCATAAATATTATTCATAAATACTCCTAGATATTTAGTATATCAGTTTTTGTTAAAAAGAACCTTAATTATTTCTTCAACTACTATACGCTCATCCTTTGGTAAAGACTTTATATTTTTAGCATCAAAAGACTTTGCTCCAAGTTTAACGACTGGATCTCTCTCTGTTATGTCCATATCAAGAAATCCCTTTTCCCAAAGTTTAAGGGTTACTTCCGAAAAATAAATAGACAGGTCTTCGCTAAGTTTAGCGTCTATCTCTTTTAATCTTTCTGTAGGCTTATACAGAAGTTCCCCAGTCTCTGGATCTTTGCCTGCAAACTCTAAACCGCCATCTAGAATTAATCTATCTACTTCATCAAACTCATTGCTCACTTACCAGACTTCTTCCTGGCTTTAGCCAAAGCAGCAAAATCTTTAACCTTAGTATCTCCTAGGTATCCCCAAGCATAGCCATCATTGATCATCATATCGTTAAGAGATACTGTATTACCATCTACATATACCCAGCCTAAAATGCGACCATACTTTTCTGATGAGTCCATCTTCTCAGTCTTAATAACAACAGATTTAGCATCCTTGAGAGACTTCTTTAGATACTCCTTAGCCTCAAGACCAAGGGCCTTCTCAGCAAGATCCTTTGTGCGAGACTCAGGGGTATCAATACCAGCCAGTCTTACACGAGATGCAAATAGGATATCAAACCCTAAATCAATAAGAACATCTATGGTATCTCCATCTACGACATTCTCTACTTTCCTTACATAGTATTCATACATTATTTTCTCCCCCATTGGATCTTGTTCCAGCCACGCTCATGTGCGTAGTAGATAAATACTTTAACTACCGTTTCCCAAAAGGCAATAGCCCCTGAAAGGGTTGCATCGCCAGTAAGTACATACGCAACAACAAATGAGGATAGTGTTCCCCATATACGATAACTTAGTGCCTTAGTGAATGATCGTGCCTTGGTTACTGTCATAGGTCAATCTCGCTATCATCTATTCCGCCGAACTTCTTGTCTATAACATAAACCATAATTCCAGCGATTATAAGCGAAGCAACAACTGCAATAGCATTTTCTAACATTTAGATTCCCATCTCTTTGCGCTTTTGTGTAGCAGAAATAGCATGAATATCTGCACCCAAATCTACCTGCTCAATCTTATATCCTACATCACGACCATACACAATATTTGTAATGTTCGGTAATCTTAATACTAGTGCGCCATCCATGAATTCGTCCTTGGCAATATATTCCTTTACCTGGTCAAACTTTAAAGGATCTTTCTCGCTTGTGTTGTATGTATTACGAACTCCAAGAAGTACCTGATCTGTACGCTTGCCAGCCTCTACATATAGCGCATGGTGCCCTTCATGCCAAGGCTGGTATCTGCCAAGCATCAATGTTGTCGGTGCTGACCAATCGTGAAGATTAAACTGATCAATTATTTGTGTTGCTTTTTCATTTGCATCCCATTCATGACTAATGAAAATAATATCAAATTCTGTTGGTTTTTCAAACATCTTATTTGTGTCTTCAAATCTACCTTCAGAAATTGTATCCATAAATACCAGAACATCTGGCTTACCAAATGCTGCACGAGTTAAATCTGTTGGACATACAAAGTCAACAATAACTGGAGCAACGCCCTGCTTTGCAATTAGTCTTGCCATCTCACCCATACGACGGGCCTGCTCAAGTCTATCTTCAGGTGTAAAACCTAAGTCAGAGTTAACTGTTGCTCTAACCTCATCTGCATTAAGATGAATGGCATTAATGCGTTCCTTTAGGGCTTTTGCCAGTTCTGTCTTACCAGAACCTGGAAGCCCAATAATCTGAATAATCATGCGTGTGGCTCTTCCTTTGCTTTGTTCTCAATTAGTTTATCTCGTTCATCAATTAGTGTAATCATGAAGGACATCATCTTCTTGTAACCCTCTGGGCTGTTCATAATCTTGTTATAATGGTGCCCACAAAAAAAGAGTTCTCCGTTTAATCCAGTAACCTGGACCATTGCCTCTGCAGCACATGAATCACATCGATCTGTGGCCTTTAGGACCCACTCTTTTGTTTGTACAGGTGTCTCAGTCATTGTCTTCATAGTATACTCTATCTTTCTTGTAATGGTTTGGCTATTATCTTATACTTAATTATACACAAGAATCAACACTATGTCAAGCACATACTAGATGCACTTGAGATTTAATGCTTCTTCAGCAATGGTCTGGGTCATCCTAGATCTTTCATCCACTATATCATGAGCATCTTCGTAAATTACATGATTGCTATAGTATCTATAGTAGTTTTTCCTAAAATGAAAATTACAATAAAAAATAGGAGCGCTTTTATTAATGTCATCAAACTTTGTAAAATTTATCCTGCCTTTAAGATGTTTGGTAGGCGTTACTTTTACAAATGCTTCTGCAACACAAATTAGTCCTGGTTTGTGAGTGCCAAATATTGAACACTGTTTACCCAGGGTTTCTGTCGTCGTTGCATTTTTAGCAAAAGTATCTTTTACTCGTTCTCTTTCATCAATAAAAAACTCTTGAATGGATTCCCATGTGGCACCTATTTCTGGATTTCCCTGTGTTCGTGTCATGTTCATCTCATAGTAATAGTGGTAGTCACATAAGAATTTTTTACCATGAGTTCCTTCCATATATACATATGCAGGAGCAACACACGACGGGTTTGCATTTTGAGTTGCACCAATTATGTTCAATGTTTTTTCAGGTAGAAACATCATTGGGTCAAATGCTTGACAAATTTGTCCTTCTGGTATTTTAGTTATCATTTTTTCCTATTATCTGTGCTATAGAATCCCGAACCAGTAAACTGAGCACCTATGGGAGTGTAGTGCCTTTTCATATCAGCGCCACACTCACCGCAGGGATAAGTTTCTTTGTAATTTGAGATACTAGTATTGAATGGAACAATATTATTATTACACTCACACTTGTATTCATATATTGGCATTACTTCTTTTTCTTTTCTTTTACCGTCCAGATTGGGGCTTTTAGTGCATCGCCACCCCACTCATATCCTAATGCTTTTACAACAAACTTAATTATTCTAATACGCATTACTTTACCTTCTGTCCAAACTTAGCCCAGACTCTTTCATGTAGAAAGTATCCAAGTGCTTCCCAACCAATGTAAATAAGAGCACCAAGACTTGCATACTCCCACTCACCAGTAAAAAGATAGATCACTCCAGCAACACCAACAAGGTGAAATGTTTCCCAACTTGCTGTTTTTAGTAGTGTTCTTTTAGTTGATTCCATCTACTTTGCCTTCTTAACTACTGGCTTCTTTGCTACTGGCTTTGCAACTGTCTTAGCAGGTGCTGGTGCAGATTCTGCTAATTTGTTTAGTAGCGGAGCATTTTCTTCTCCAGCATATACTGGACGACCCCAACCAACTACGGCATTAACCAACTTCTTCTTGTTGTTCTTTACATAACCACGAGTCTTTTCAACGCACATACCGCCGTTGCGCTGGTCTCCCTTAGCAGTTCCTGAAGTGTTTCCTTCAATAACCTGGATAGTTCCATCACCATTGTTCTTAATGCAAAGGCCAACATGTGAAATACGATTTACACCATCTTCTGGGAAATCAAAATAGATCCAGTCTCCTGCTTGTGGATCATCGTTACGAGCATCTGACCAACGCTCAGCCTTCTTGAACCAATCTGATGCTGCTACTGTTGATGCAGACTTAGGGAATGATTTTACTCCCGCAGTAAAT